CTCGACCGTCTTCGCGTTGAAGATCTTCTTGACCAGGTCCTGGTTGGTCAGGCCGACGAGTTTCTTCTGCAGCTCGGTGAAGCCGCCCTGCGCCTGGAGGAAGGCGTCCCGGAGCCGGTTGACCTCCTGGATCTGCTTGTTGCCGCCGATGCCGAGAAGGCCCCCGATCTTGCCGAGCCCCTTGCTGATGAGCGAGCCGAGCTGTGATCCGATCAGAGAGCCGAGGCCGGGGATGATCGATCCCAGCGCCCCACCGAGCCCCTTGCCGAGGACCTCGCTGAGCTTCTTGGTGAGCGGCTCCGCGAGACTCTGGCCGATCGATCCGCCGAGATGCGCTCCGATCGACTTGCCGACGTCGCCGCCGCCCTGCAGCGCGCCGAGAATCACCTGCGGTAGGCTCTTGAGGCCGGCAGCGAGTCCCTCCTTGAGGGAGGCACCCAGGCTGAGCTGCTTGACCGTTCCCTTGATAGCCTGCTCGGCTTCTTCAGCCGACGCGCCCATCCTCATGAGGGCGTCGGCGATCTCATTCGCTGACTGTCCGCCGTCCCGCATCTCCTGGGCGGCTTTGCCGATGTGCTCCTCGAAGCTCTCGGTAGCGAACGCGAACTGCTGCATCATGGGCACGGCATCACCGAGCCCGAGCTGCTTCGTCAGGTCGAGGTCGGTGGCGAGGCCGCCCTGCAGCGCCTCTCCGAGGCCGGTCTTGAAGCCGGGGAGGTTCGCCATCTCCTCGATCATCTTGTCGCTCGTCTGCGCCTTGACGATCTCGGAGAAGCGCGCGCGCTCGTCCGCTAGCCTCTTCGCCGCGTCGGCGGCCTTCTGCGATGCTTGCGCGTGCTTCTTCTCGGCTTCGATGTCCTTCTCGGTGAGGCCGAGCTTCTCTTTGAGCGCGGGGTTCAGGCTGTCGCCGTAGAACTTCGCGATGTCCTTGATGGTGGCGCCCTGCGCCTTCATGGAGGCGACCTGCTTCTCGAGCGCCTCCGCGTTGCTCGCGGCCATTGCCTTCGAGAACGCGCCGATGCCCTGCGTCGCCGACTTGTCGATCTCGCCGGCGAGCCCCACGAAACGGAACATCGAATGGAAGAGCGAGTCCGCCGCCTTCTGCACGGCGGGGAACGTGTTCAGCCAGGAGCCGATCGCCGTTCCTATCGCGAGCCCAGCACCGGCGACACCGATCGAGGCGGCGTTGAACCCGACCGCCGACTTCGTCAGGTTGTTGAGGCCGAGCTCAGCGACGTCGGCCACATCGTCCAGGGTGCGTAGTGCCTGGGTCGGGAGCCCAAAGGCATCGGCCGAGCGCGCGAGCGTCGTGCTGACGCGCCCGATGCTGTCGGCAAACTTGCCGGCCCGCGCAGACGAGCTGTCCGTGGCATCGCCGAACGTCTTGAGGCCTCGGCCGACCGGGACAAGGCTCTTGCTCAGGCTGTCGGCAGACTTGGCCGCGGAGGTAAAGCCCTTCGAGAAGGACGTCGAATCGGCATCGAGCTCGACGCGGAGGCGACGGACCGAGTCGGCCACGCTAGATCACCGGCCTTTCGTGGCGCTCGATCTTGAGATACTTCGGACCGAGCTGCTCCGCCCATTCCAAGATGAGCGCGCGGGTCTGCTCCGGCGTCTGGCGCTCTGCGTCGGGGTCCTTCTTCAGGCCCTGCTGGATGGAGCGGACGGCTGAGCGGAACTCACGGGCCGGTAGCCTCGAGAGTTTCGCGGTGAGCGAGGCTCCCATCACGGCGATGCGGGCCCGCTGCTCCTGTTGCCACTGGCGACCCGCGATCCTGACCGCGACCTCCCTCAGCGTCGAGCTATGAAACTCGTCCGGAGAGATCCCGGCGCGGACCGCGTCTATGAGGGCTGTGGTCCAGGAGAAGCGGCGGCGCCTTTTCCCTTGGTGGTGCCCTGCGATGCCTGAGACTTGTCAGGCAAGGCCCACTGGAGGGTCTCCTCGATTACCGCGTCCATCTTCCTGATGCCGAGCTCGGTGATGACTTCTCCCGCCTGCTCCTCGGTCGTGTCGGGCTGCCTGTAGAGCATGGCCGCACGGACCAGAAGGCGGCGCCGCCGAAGGCTCTTCTGGTTGTCGAGGGCGGCCAGGAAGCCAGCATCGTCCGTCTCGAGGCCGTAGTCCTTCTGGAGGCTGATGAGCTCGTTGATGCCGAGGCGAAAAATCACGGTCCGCCTGGTGTCGCCATCCCCAGTCACCTCGACGGCGATCTCGCCCTTCAATCGATTTGCCATGCTCTCCCCTCTTAGACGGCGGTGATCGTGGACACCTTGAAGCTGACGTCGGCCGTGACGGCGCCGTTCGGGTCGGCGTTGCGCTTCAAGCCCTTGACGTAGGCGCGGAAGGTGATCGTCTCCATCGCGCCGGGCAGAATGAAGCGGTAGTACCTCAGCAGCCCGTCATCCTTGTCGGAGCGCAGCGAGGCGTGGGAGGCGTAGACCGTGGGGTTCCAGTTGACGGAGATCGAGGCCTCGCCGGCGTCGATCATGCCGCGGATGAACTCCTTGATCTTGCCCGGGCTCTCGAAGTGGCTTACCTCGATGTCATCGCCCTGTTCGTCGGGCGACTCGAACGCGATCACCTCCATCACGTTCGTGAAGGGGTCGGCCAGGAGCAGACCCCCGCGTTGGATCTGCGTCCCGTGCCCGAGGACTGCCTGCGTTGCATGTTCCGCCATGATTCCTTCTCCTTCTTCAGCTCGAGCGCAGGCCTAGCTCGAGGAGCCCATGACGATGATCGAGTAGCTCTGCGTGCCCGAAGACGGCGCCACCTGGATGATGTCCGCGGTGGAGTTGGTGACCGCCGTACCTGTGGCGCTCGGGTCTGCATAGACGAAGCACCCGCCGGGCTTGATCGAAGTGGTGGTGGTCGCCACGCTCAGGAACAAGACGGAAGCAGCGTCGCCCCCGAGCACCACGTTGGCGGTATTCGCGGGAGCGGCGCAGACGATGAGGAGCTTCAGCTCGGTGATCGTGAACGTCGCGCCGAATGCGGTCTGCAAAGCGCCGGCCGAGACGTCCAGGTCCTCGGCCGCAACCACAGACCGCGTGTCGGTGAAGATGACGTCGGCCTGGTTCAAGCCGGTTCCGTTGGTGAAAGCGATCGAATTGGCGTAGCTCAGTGGGGACTGGACGTTTGTCAAGTCCAGGGCGTTGTCGAAGCCGCCGGTGACCTGGATCCGCACGGTGGCGGCGAGGGTCGTCGCGGCGTCTCCCTGGATCGCGAGCGCGAGCACGAGAGCGCAGACGGCCGCTACCGCGGCCAGCATCTTCTTCTTCATGATCCTCTCCTTCATTCCGGCTCCGATTGCGCCTTGCTCTGCGCGAAACTGATCTCGCTCGCGAGGTTCTTCACGAGCGCCTTGTCGGCGGCATCCAGGAACACCGCGAACCGCTTCTCGAAGACGTGCGGGATCGACGGGCCGTGCAGCTCGGTGACCGGCAGCCGCTTCGCCCCCTGTCGCCGCTTAAACACGCCACGGTGCCCGCTGCGCATCGTGGCGATGAAGGCGTCAGGCACGCGGCCTCGGCCGCCCGGTAGCCGGTACGACACTCCCCTGCCCCGGCCACGCGACGGCTCGGGCCCGCGCGCCTGGAAGGCGATCAGCGGAATCCGCCGGCCCGCCACCTCGACGACCGCCTTGGGCCGCGACTTCGTCGCCTTCTCGATCCGGATCGCGTCTTTCACGGCCTGGCTTGAGAGCCCCGCATCCGCCCGGATCGCCTGTGCCATGGCGGCGCGGCCGCTGGTGGCAGCCCGGTTCACGGCCCGCGCGGCTACGATCGGGCCCTGGGCCCCGAGGGCCTCCAGGTCGCGCCGGAGCTCGCCGAGATCCCGGGCGAAGTGCTCGATGCTCACGCCTGCCCCCAGCGCGTTTCGAAGCGCGCGACGTACTCGACCGACGCCCCCACGAACTCGCTGCCCTGCTCGCGCCGCAGCGCGCGCGTGGGCCCGCGATCGAGGCCCGTCGGCATCGTCGCCGGGCCGCCGTTGAAGACTCCGAGCGCCCTGTCCGTGGCGCCGTCCTTCTCGATCTCGACGGCGATGCGGATGTCGGCGATGACGGCCTCGACCAACAGCAGAGGCGAGTTGAATCCTACGTTCACGCATGCCCAGATTTCGATCGGGACGCGTGTGCGCAAGGTTCCGCCCTGCATCTCGGGCGAGTCGTCGCCCACGAAGACAGCCAGCGCGGCGGGCTGGTCTTCCGGGCTGCCGAACCGGGGGGCCTCCCCCTCGAAGATCTGCGCGCCGGCGTTCGTGTTGTAGCCCTTCACGGTCTGAATGAAGGCCAGGCGAGCGAGCAGGTCCTCGAGCGCCGCCATGCGCCGGCTGCGGGGCGGCTCGGTGCTCATGCGGGGAGCACCACGGCGCGGTAGTGGTCAGCGCGGACCTCGTCGATCCCGTCGACCTTCCACGCCACAGGCGCCGCCTGGAAGGGTTCAGTGACGGCGAGGAGCGTACCGCGCGGAACCTCGGCCACGTCGTCGCGCGGGATGGCCACGATGCGCTGGGCTTCGGTCCTGGTGAAGCTCGCGCCGACCGGGCTCTGCAGGGGCACTGGCGTGAGCCAGATGACACGAGTCGTGATGGGCGGAACCGCGGGGGCACCTGGGAGCGTGACGGTCGCCGGGACGCCATGTGTGGCGAAGTTGACGTCCCGGACTAGCTCCCGCAGTGCCCCCAGGTCCACCTCATTCTCGGAGCCGCCGCGCTAGGCGAGCGCCGCCCCCAGGTTGACGCCGGCGAGCACGACCTTGCCCGTGGCGCTCGGGTTCGACGCCACGGCCGCGGCCACGCCCGCCCGATAGTTGCCTGTCGTCACGGTGGTGAACCGCTTGTTGGTGTCGTCCCAGTTGACCTGCTGCCCCTCGGTCCACGCCTGGGCGGAGAGCTTGGCGTGCTCGACGATGCCCGTGCGCTGGCCGGTGAACGGTAGCGTCTGCGCTGCGCTGATCGTCGGGATGACCAGGATGTCCCCGATCTTGACGCCGGTGCCGGCCACCACTCCACCCGTCGGAGCGATGAACGTCAGGGTTTCGCCGGGCTGCTGGAAGGTCTTCATGGCTTCTCCTTACGCGCCAACATTCTTATAGATCGCGTGCCAGTCGGCGGCCTTCAGGGCGACGTCGATGCGGCAGCGGAACTTGATGCCGTCCATGTCGAAGCCTTCCTGCTGCCGGAGATCGGGCCCGCTCTGGCCGTCCAGCGTCCCGTAGTAGAGAACCGGGGCCGACGCCACCGCGCACGCCATGTACCAGGCCGTTGCGCTCGCCACATCCAGTCGCGGCTCGACCACCGTCGTGAGCGGCGTCCGGCCAGATGCCCCGAATGGGTTGACGGCGCTCGAAGTGGCCGGCGTGATCTGCGTGACGTACTGGTCGGCGATCGTCTCTTTGCCGGCCGGGACGATGAGAAAGACCGGCGTCAGGTTCAGTGGAGTGACACCGTCGATCCCCTTCTGGTTCCGGAGCGCGGCGCGTCCCACGCCGAGCGAGTCGACCGTGATCGCGGTCCCGCTCGAGGTGAGGTTCTTATGCGTCGTCGTGTCGAAGAGAGCCACGCCATCGCCCATCGTCGGGTTGGACGTGATCTGAGCCCACGCGAGGTCAGACTCCTTGTCGCGAGCCTTGCGACCGAAGAGGGCCGGCACCTCGCCGAAGGCGTTCAGGTCGTCGTTGATGAGCGCCTGGCGGGTGATCGCGAAGCTCTTCCCGTAGGTCTTGAGCTGGACGATCTCCTTTGCCTCGGTGATCGTTCCCTCGGTGAACTCCCCATGCTCGAGGACCTCGTCCAGGCCTGGCGCGTCGCCGATCTGGAGTTGGCGCGAGCCCTTGAAGTCGGACAGGTTGACGGGCTTCGAGATCTGGAGCCACGTCTGGGGAGCCGCCTCGTAGGCGGAACGCAGGTTCTTCCGGGCCACGTCCTCGAGCAGCATCGGGAAGTCCGTCGTGGTGTGTGCGCGGCCGAGAAGCGCGTCGATCACATCCGAGCGGCTCATGGAGGTCACGCGCATGTTTCGCGCGCTCAGGAACGCCCTGCCGATGTCGAGGATGCTCATGCCACGGTAGGGGCGGCCGATGTCCTCGAGATGGTGGCGATCGGATGCGATACGGTGCAGGAGCGCATTGGCGATCCCTGCACGCACGTGGACGAGCGGGTCATCGCCTGCCAGGACCCCGGTGGGGCGAGCAGACTCGCGCGGGACATTGACGTCCCGCTTTCTGATCTCCTCGAAGACCTGGCGCGATGCCTCGGTCTCGCTGATGCCGTCCTTGATGAGCCCCGCCTCGAAGGCGCGGGTCATCTTCCCGGCCTCGCAGGCGACTCGGATGTGCTCGACCCGGGCGCGCTCGGCCTCGACACCTAGCACCCGATCCGTCTTCTCGGCCGGCTCCGGCGGCGCGGCCTGGGCGGGAATCGGCAAGGGGTTCCCCTCGACGAGGGTCTGCGCGCGGTCGTTGTCCATGACTTTCGTCTCCTTCGTCGTGGCCGCTCCAGCGGCCGGAGTCTTCTGCGGGGCCGGCGGCGGCGGCTCAACCGCGCGGGCGACATGGCCCACGGGCACGATCTCGCACGAGTTGGCGTCGTCAGACTTGCCGTCGCGGACCTTGGCGCCGGCGTCTGCCGGGATCGGGACCATGCTGATCTCGAAGGGCTCCCAGTCGATCGCGCGACGCACTGGGAGGGCATTGCCCTTGCCCTCTGTCTCCTCGAACCTATACACGCGGTAGCCGACTGAGACGCTCCGGATGAGGCCATCACGCACGTCCTGCCAGATTTCCTCGACGGCCGCGCGCCTCGAGAACTGCACGCGCGCTCGCGCCTCCTTCTTCGTCAGGCTGACGCTGCCGGGGACGACCGCTCCGAGCTGGTCCGCCACCGAATAGGCGCCATGCGCGTCCAGAAGGGGCCCGCCGCCATTCAGCCGCTCGAGGCGGATCTGGCCCGGCTCGAGGGACAGGGTTTCGATGTAGCGTTTCCCGGTCCAGAAGTCCATGCGCTCGACGGCGGCGCCGGTGGAGAACACGAGGTCGACCGTCCGGGTCTCCTCGTTGACGCTTTCCACCGCCGCGCGGATCGAAAGCGGGACCATCTCGACCGACCTCGGACCGACCTGCGGCTGTGACGCCGGGAGAGGGCGCATCTCGGCCCCTACGGTGCAGCGAAACGAAACCGCAGGAAAAGCCCTAAACGTTGGGGGGTACTCAGTTTCGGACCCAGGCTGGCACCCCCCATTTTTTGGGGGTCAGCCGATGCGACACCAGAACCCACTCGGGGTCGGGGAGCGGAGCCAGCCCTTTCGGTGGCAGGCCCGGAGGTGCTCCCGGATCGTCTTATGGTCGACCTGGAGCCGCCGGGCGATGTAGGCGGTCGTCGGAGCCTCTCCCGTCGCGTCATGGAACTGCTGGATCGCGCGCAGCACGCGCCGCTGCCCGTCCGCAAGCGGCTGGATTCTTCGTTCCTCCGGCCCCTCTGGGTCGTTGTCCATGGTTCTCCCCTAGTCCGTGAGCAACCGCAGGGCCGCCTCGACGCCGCCTCGGTAGGACCGCGCCGAATGCGGCGCCGGATCGGGTGGGTGTGTCACCTGGAGCGCCGCAACCTGGTCGTGCACGTCGTGCCGCTCGGTGTCGATCGCACCCAACAGCGTCATCCACCCGCGCCGGAAGCAGGCCCTGCAGTCGGTGCCTGTCAGGTCCGGAGGCGCCACACGCAGCGCGACGATCCGCGCCCGCAGCGTTTGCTCCTCGGGCACCGCTTCCGGCTCTCTCGTCTCGAGCTCGAGGCCGTTCTCCGGGTTCTCGAGGGTCTGTGGTGTCACGGCTCGACCTCTCCTGCTCATGCCGCGTCCTCCTCGTCTGGTTCTGGTACGGCCTGCGGCCGCGGAGGCTTGCCGTCGGCCGCCTCCGGCTCTGGCTCTGGGGTCGCCTGCGCGGCCTGCTGCTGCCGTGGGTTGCCTGCCTGGGTAGTCGCCCGGGCATCGCTGTCGAGCACGATGCCCAGCTTGTCGAGCCGCTCGTTGTCCGCCGCGTACTCGGCCAGGAACTCCTCGGGCTCATAGCCGCGCTCGCGAATCGCTTCGCTGAGCGTCATGATCCCGGTCCGAATGTTCCGCTGATAGGCGAGGCCCTCGTTCGAGGGGTCGATCATCGGCAGCGGCGGCGCCGTCCACCTGACCGCGGGTGCCTGGCCCGCGCCCATGATCGCCGCCGTCTGCATTGCCCATGCCCAGACGGGGTCGCAGAATTGCGGGATCAGCATTCGCCAGCGCCAGTCTTCCACCCGCGCCCAGTGCCGCATGCGCGACATCCGCGCGGAGCTGAAGTTGACGTCGCTATAGTCGCCGGTCAGGTCCTCGTAGGACACGCCGAGCCCTGTCGCGATTGCGCGCAGCGTCGTCCGCACATAGTCCGGATATTCACGGACCGAGGGCGGCTGCACCACCTGGACCTCGCGGCCCGGCGTCAGGTTCAGAATGCCGCCCGGCTCGAGAGAGTCGATCGTCGGCGACTCCGGGTCGACGGTGCCGAGCGGAGCCGCAGTCCCATCAGAGTCGGTCGTGATGACGGCGAGGCACGCCGCGATCTTCTGCTTCATCAGCGTGGCGTCGTCGAAGTCGTCGAAGTCCTTGAATTTCAGCAGCACCGGCGCGAACCACGACGCCCCGCGCATCTGGCTCGCGCGGTCCTGTCGATAGACGTGCAGCACGCTTTCCGCCGGCACCCGAACGGATGCCTGCGAGCTCAGTGGATGGGCGGCACCGGGATGCTCGCGGAACAGCCAGTAGGCCGCTCGCTTGCCGAGCGCGTCGAGCTCGATGCCGTTGACGATTTGGCCGCCACCCTGGAGCACGATCGACGTCTTGGACGTGTCGAGGTAGTCCGGCTCGAGCACCTGGATCTGGAGCGGGATCGGTAGGTCGTCCTCGGGGCGCCGAAGGCGGCGCCGCACCAGAGCCTCGCCCGACTCGACGACGGTGCGCATCACCAGGTGTTGCAGCCCGGCGAAGTCCTGACGGCCGTCGGCGTCGCATGCAGTCGTGCCGGCCCACTCCGCCCAGGTCTTCATGGCGCGCGTGTTCTTCGGCTTCGACTTCGCGACGATGCCCCAGCCGACCACGTGGTCGCATATCGTGGTGAGCGCGCTCTCGGCGTGCCCGTTGTTCCGTACCAGGTCGCGCGCGGTCGCCCGGAGAATCGAGAGGGCCGGGCCCATGGCTGCATTCGCGTCGCTGGAGCTCCTGTTGTGGCCCTGAGTCCGGCGCCCGCTCGCGGCCGCCTCGTAATGGCGGAGGATGAGCTCGGCCGCGGTCCGCGCCCGGATGCGCTGCAGGCCGGCCTTCGGGCTGAAGTAGCCCACCGCGCGGTCGATCCAGTTGGCCTTCGCCATGTCAGACTCCCTTGCTGAATGCGGCGTAGCGCGTGGACGATCCCCCGGCTGCGGCCGTGACGGCCTGTTTCATCGTGGCGAGCAGCGCCAGCATCTCGGCGATGGAGTTGAAGGTCACGCTCTGGTCGGCGAACGTGATCGACCTGGCGCCTCGACCGTCCGCGATCGCCCGCTCGAGCGCCTCGATGTCCGCCTGGGTCCAGGCCATGGGCTAGGTCCCCGAGATCGGATTCGGCGTGCTCACTGGAGGAGCCGGTTCGGGTGCCTGGTAGACGCGCAGCACGCCATCCTCCAGTGCTTGAATCACGTATTCGAGACGCTGATCGCCCAGGTTCACCTGGACCGTGATCCTGGCTCCCGGCTTGAGCACGTGGACATCGGCCGCCATAGACTCGGTCGGCTCGGGTTCCTCGCGCTTTTTCTTGGGGGTCGTCATTTCAATGCCTTCCTTTCAGCCAGCCTCCACCACGACGGTCGATCCAGGGCGCCTTCGCGGCCTTCGGCGCCGCCGGCGGCGGCACCGGCTGCGG